TGTCAGTCAGAAAAACCAATTGACCCGTGAATGGTGACGGCACAACAGTGTTCCTGTTCGCAGAAGTTGTAATAGTTACTGCCGTAAGAGAGGCAGCAGTTCTTCCTATGGCTCGTTGAGTAAGAGAACCATCAGCGTTCCAGGGGTCGTAACCAAGGTAACGCATTAGCTAATCTCTTCGTAAGAGCAGACCGCCTCCAGGTCGGAGTTTGCACCTGCGGTCAGTCTGAGTATATCGCCCTCTTCTAAATAAATTGATTTAGAAATAATATCCAATGTTGCATCAGCCGGAACACTAACTGTATAGGCAAGACGATATCCCGTTCCGGATCTTACAATATCTGCTGTCACATCAGCAGCGTTTGTTCCGTCAACATTTGAAACATAAAGAGCATTTACTTTCAATACTTTGTTTGAATTACTTGCCGTACCAGTAATGTTTATCGTGCCGGTCATTGCCGAGTGGTTCTGACAGACATAGTACAAGGTGTTCGGCGCATCAGCTGGGACCTGGTAGGTGACATACCCAAGTTCTGTGCCGTTATTTCTGATACCAGAAGAAACCACATTTGCTGCGTTGTAAGCACCCGATGAAGTTTGAATCCAAAACGGATGCCCAACAGCATTTATTTGAAATGTATAAGTTGCGCCGCGAGTAAGGCTCAGGGTCGCATTGTTCGAGCCACCAACGACATAAGCGGATGTGCCGCTGTTCGTAACCACAACTGTTGTGCCAGCACTACTCCCCTCATTTTTTAAAATAGGTGTAGCAGTGGTGGTAACGGCAAGAAACGCCGTCTGTCCCTTGATTGTGGTCACTCCTACAATATTTGGTGCTGCCATGTTGTCTCCTTAACCGAAAACAATCGCCATAGCGATTGCCTTACCGGTTGTTGCATAAGTTGTAGTACTCCATTTTAGCCCAGTAGCGGTGCTTGTGTCTACAGTTAAAACTTGATCATTTGTTCCGCTTCCTAAACGATCAAGAGTGTCATTGGCTATGCCTACAAGCAAATCTCCTTTAGCATTAATTACAGTATTAGTGGCGCCAGCCGGAACCGCACCAACTTCTGCCCACGCTCCACTGTAATACACATAAGTTCCACCATCCGTAGAATTAAACCAAATCTGTCCTAAAGCCGGATTAGTCGGAGCGGTGTCGGAAACAGTTACAACCGTTCCGCCGCCACCAATTTCAACCCATTGCGAATCGTAAAAAATATTTGTAGCGCCAGAGTTGGAATCAAACCAAAGTTGTCCTACTGCGGGAGAGCCGGGAGCAGAAGAAGAAACAGTTGCAACACCTGGTGCTGCACCAACTTCAACCCAGTGAGAATCGTAAAAAACGAAAGTTTGAGCCGTGTCTGATTCAAACCAAATTTGCCCCGTTGCGGGAGAAGCAGGGGCGTTCTCGGATACTGTTGCACCACTGGTTGCTGCAACTTCGGCTAACAGGGATCCGCTTAGATTAGGCATATTTCACACCACTAATTGCAAAAGTTATAGCGTTTGCTGTAACTTGAGTTACATGAATAACACTATTTTTTGGCATAACTATTGATGTATTGTAATATACAACATTGTTTGCCAACACATTTACATTACTTAAAATTTTATTACTTATAGCAACCGCGGCTCCTTCAACCAATATGTGAATACTGCACACAGCATTTGACGATGTGGTGTTGCACAAATTAATATTTTTAATAATTGAATAATTACCAACCGTATTTGCTACGGTGTACACATTTGAACCAGAACCGTTGCCTATATAAAAACTATCAGGAACTAAATTAGCCATTTATACCCCCATCCATACCAAAACTTGATTATCATAAGTTGTGGTGTTCATATCTTGTATTATGCTTGCATCAAGAACATGGTCAACAAAAGCCCCAGAACTATGTGCTACAGCAGTAGTCCCATCATATCCTCTTTGAGATACCGTCAAAACATTGCTCGCCCTAGAGGAGATTAAAATTTTTTCTTCTGTTGCGACCCCGCGATCAACGACGATAACAAAAGGGTTTGCACCGCTGGGATAGGTGGAGCCGTCTACGACAGAAAAAGAAGTTGCAGCAGAAGAAATAGCAGAAGCCAATCTTGTTTGTAACACTGCGCCGTTAAATTCTCTTCTCATAGTCAACCTCCATTTTTAATCAATACTTATCGTTAAACTACCCGATGCAATTCTTAATGTATCTCCTGCATCTGTTGTTTTTGGGGTAGTTAAAGCGCCATACAGTAACATATTTCCAGATGTGGCGGCATCAAAAATACCAATAGACACCACGCTGGCAGCTGGCATATTTATATAATCCACATTAGCATTGTTTGTAGTGCTACCGTTTGTTGCGGCACTAAATGTGGCAGACTGACGGGCGTATGAACCGCCACTAACTTCGGTTCCACCACCGGTCTCGCCAGGGGCTGATGTAAACAGCCCAACATAAATAGTAGCAGCGCTTGCATAAGTAGTAGTACCAAGAAAATGATCAATCAATTTATTTTCAAGATAATTTGTTAAATTTCCAGGCATTATTAAACCTCTGAATTAGTATAATACATTTCTGTTTCTTCGGCATTTGGAAGTCTAAAATTGCTTATTCTTAACAGCAACTCGCCTTCCTCGGCTGAAATTTCTTGTATTCTATTTTGTTGAGAAAATGTAACTCCAGAACCAGTTGTGTAACTTGCTCCTGTTGCATAACAAACTAAAATAGTTTTTTTGTTTTCTTCTTTGATAGCGGTTTCAACTTTTTTATTTGTCTCAACATTTTTTTTAACTATTTTTTTCTTTGGTTTATTGATAAGTTCCATTTCTCGTTCAAATTCTTTTATATCGTATGTATCTTTGCTAGTCATAATATAAGTTTATCATCATATTGAATTTTAATCAATTTGTTTCCTACGGATAATTACAATAAATAAGAAGCGGGGCTCTTGCGAGCCCCGCTTGCTTATAACTGATTATTAATTTTACAAAGTGCGGATCTTTACGTTTTTACCAATTACATAAGAGTCAGCATTTTCAATATTAGATGCAAGCCTCATGTACTGAGTATATTCAATTGTGTCCGTCTTTGGCTTAAATTGACGATAAACCGTAATGTCTCGATGAATACCAACAACACGGTTGTTCGGGAATGTAAGCTCAATGTGAGCATGACTGCCAGATGCACCGGAATAGTCACCGGATTCAGCTTCAGGCGTCAATGGCACTTCAATTAGTGGAATGCCAAATGGCGAAAGGCCGGTTGATCCGGGACCACCATTAGCCCTCATTGAACCTTGAAGGAATGCTACATCACCTGTGGTAGAACCGGGCGATGGAGCGCCAGCCGTTGCTTCGGTTGCCGAGTTCGGGTTGCCAAGGCTATAAATAGCATCTTGTACCGTATTCGGTCCAGCAAAGAAACGCAACTCATTGCGGCGTTGCAAATATTTGTTTGGCATTTTGCGCAAAACTTTATCAAATACAGATCGTGATGTGTTAACACCAGCCAAATCTTGTACTTGACCACTTGCCTTCGCTAGCTTAATAAAGCCATCAAGCGCCTTGAGAAGGGCATTGCTGCTTGAGGTGTTGCCATTGATCAACAAGTCATCCAAGTCATTGGCTGTTTGACGAGCCATCATTTGTGCAATGTGATCTTCAAGCGAAGCACCTTCAATGTTGTCCTCAAGAGACTCTGTAGAAATGTTCCAATCAAGACGGAGCTTAACGGTAGAAAGCGAAACTTTGGAAAAAGTTACCGCTGCGTTTGCACCATCGTCGGTGATTTCTGTTGCCTTTTGAAGAAGACGAGTGCCAATAGATACTTTGTCAATATCCATTTGTGGACTCTTCATGCGAACAACCCGTGCGTTTTTCATCAAAACAGATTGATCTGTAACAAAGTCCAAAAATCGGTTTGATTGCTCTGGGTAGAGCAAACCTCCACGACTGGGAACAGCGGCGCCAGCGGCGACAACTGATGTAGTTACTTCATTAGCTTTTGCTAAAATTTCTTCTTGTGTTGCCATATGTTATTTCCTCCCTTATGACTGATAGCCTAAGGAATTAATTAACTCCTGTGGCAAATATGTGTTTTTCCAAAATGACGGAGCGGATATCTGTGAAAGAGTCTCTACTTCTTCTTCGCCCTCTGGGTCTACACTTTTCTTTGCAGCGCCCGCTGCTGAAATTACAGCAACTTTTTCTGTTTGCTCGGCTAAAGCAATTTCTGCTGCATTTAATTTTTCTTGAAGTTCTGAATTTTGAACTTCAAAACCTTTTGAAACTGTGTCAATCTTCTCCTGAACAGATGCCTCTACTTCTTCTTTAATTGAAGCAGCGAAACTTGCCAGTTTTTCATCAACGACAGCACTCAAGGCCTCTTTAAGAACATTAATGTCCATATTTTCCTCCTGTGTGTTTTCGTCTACTTCAACTGAAGTTGAAGCATTTTCTTCTGCGACATCAGGAACAAGCCAACTAACAAACTTTTTTAAAAGACTTAATTTGCCGTTTTCTTGCTCATTCATGCCTGAAAGCATATCATAAGTATTATTTATTTGCAATTCTGGGTCTTGCTTAATAACAGATTCCATATCTTTGCTCATCTCCTTAATTATATCAAAATGCCCTTCTTCTTGTAGAAGAATATCATGAGTTTTTTTAACAACTTTCTTTTTTTTATATTTTAACGGTTTTGGCATTGTTGGGGATATAAAACCGTTTCTTGCGGGTGATTTTAATGCAGCATTTTGAGTAGTAACTGAGGCATCCTTTTCTATCTCACCACATTCACATTCTTCGCAACTGCAAGGATTTTCACTGTTTTTTAAAATATTAGCAATTTGTTGAAGCAGGGCGTCATCAAAAGATAAATCGCCTTCTTGTTTAAAATGAAGACGACCCGCTGCGGTCAGCCTGTCGCGAGGATCTTTTATGGGTTGTTTCTTTTCTACTGGAACATACTCACATATGTCACCGCAGCATTTAAGGGCATATTCAAAACTTCCATCCTCAGCTTTTTTAATTAAATTAATTACGGCTAGCGCATTGGCGGGATTGTCAACAAGGCTTAATTCGCCAAGTTCATATTCTTTAATGATATGCATTTGTCTACCATTATGCATCTTGCCTTCCATCGTTTCTTTTTTAATAATTCTTCCGCCAATCGAAAATGCTTTTAATGTACCATCAAGAACTTTTTCCCAGGTGCTTTGCGCACCCTTAGAGATATAAGCAGAAATCTCAATAGCGTTAAATTCATCACCTTTTTCATTGTTAATTTTAATTGGTTTGTAAGAAATAGCTTTACCGACAGCAATAGGGGCATGCATTTCACGAATATTTCCAGCCCAATTTTTAAACGCAATTTCGGAAGCAGAAAAGTCTACAATATCACCAACTTTGTCTACATTGTCAGCCGTAGCAATACCAGTAACGATTCGTTCTTCTTTTTTAACCATCGTAATTGGAAATGTAAGAAAAAATTCACTCATAGTCTTATAAGATATTGTAGAACTATTTTATATTAAAAGCAAATTAACCAATTGCAAAAACAGAAAGATTAACGCTTGCTGTAATAACTTGAAATTTTGTATAGTCGCCTTCAATTTTAACATAACCACCGCCGCTATCTTTAGCTGGTATGATTACCCTTACAGGACCGCCATTTAATTCAACGGTTGCATTGGTTCCACTATCTAAATTTAAAAAATTTATACTAGTTGTGTGCTGCCCTACGGACACTAGGCCTGTAGCGCTTGAAACCGAAACATTGCTGTAAACAATACTTTCACTCATATATTCCTCCTTAATTTAACTAACCGACCGAACCACTGCTCGGTCTAGAGTCTTGATTTTCTCCCCTTTCTGCTTGCGCCCCATCAGCACGGGGATTGCTGGTTGCGCCATCTCCGGTCTGGGGTTTTTGGGGCTCCGAAGCAGAGTTGTTGGAATTACCAATTGGAGCCCCTGGGTTTTTTATATTATTTTCGTTTTCCTCTTTTTTTAAATTTGTTGGGAATGGCAAAACATCGTCGCCACGATGACGCTCAGCCAGCCCAATCTGAGATCTAACTTCATTAGGCGTTAACACTTCCGTTCTCAAATATCTATCATTTATTCTTGATTGTATATCTTCGTCAACCAAATCAATTTTCTTTAAACGAAGTACAAGCATGTCTGTAAATTCAGCAACAAGTCTATTAAGTTTTTTTTCAATAATAGATTGATCTGGTCCAATTACTTGCATTTTAAAACTTTTATCTGCATCTCTTGAAACTGCTAAGTTAGCATTGTCATACACGCCAACTTTGGGGGCTGGCACTCTATTGGCAACCAAAATTTCATCTCTGTTTGATTTGCGATATTTATCAAAAGAAGCATCTTGTATACCGGCTTCTAATTTTTCAAATTTAATATCGGTATTTGCGCCGATGCTCGCTGGAAGAGGAATGACAAGTGTTCCGTGATTTCTTCCTTTTACTTCGTTTTTGAAATAACTAATTAATTCTTGTTTAGACTTGTTACTAAGCTTTGCCCCCTTAAGCACAATTGCGTAACGAGGAATTGCTTTGTTTTCAAAATAATCAATATTGTATTCTTTGGCAAATTTATCTCCGACAATTGCTGCCGCCGCAGAAACTGCTGATGGTATGCCGTAATAATTATTATTTGGAGAATAAATTTTAAAGTGGACTAATTCATTTGGTTTAGGATCATTATTAATTGGATCTGGAGTTTTTAGGTCTTGAAATTGTCTAAAAAACACTGCTTGAATTTTATTTGTTTTTGCAATTTGTACATAACCATCTCTCTTTCTGCGCACACGAACAAGAGTTGCTGGAACATGACCAATATATCCTATTTTTCCAGAATTGTTTCTTCCGATTTCAAGATAGCCATTACCAACAGACAAAACATCTTGCCAAACACGAACTAAAGTTTCAACCAATGTTTCTTCAACATTTAATCTTTCAAAAACCTCATCCATTTCTTCTTTTAAGTCTTGAATTTGTTGTCTTATTTTTAATACTTTTTCTTCAACGCCATGAGCTTTTTCAAGTTTTCTTTTTGCCTTTAATGTTTCTATAAATTCATAACCAAGACCAACGGTGTTCATAACTCTTGCATTAATCGATGCATAATGGATTGCGCTTTGATCGTAAAGACCGGCCAAAGTATCTAGATCGTAAGGTGGAGTAACAATGTCATATAAAGAATAACCACTAACAACCTCTGGGTCTACAAATTTAGATTTGACCCCATCTTCGCTTTCATATTTTTTATTTAAACGCAAAGCCTTTCTTTTCATTTTTAATGAAAGGTTTTCGATTCTTACAAAACTGAAGGGGTCTGTTGTTTCAATTTTATTTGCAAACCCCATGTATGTAATATCGTCAAGTTCGTCGTTTAAAAATATTTCCTCTACTTGTTGCATTTTGTTTTCCATATCAATCTTCCTTGTTACTTATTATTAAAATGTTCATCAAACATGTCTTCAAAAGGATCTGCTATTAATCCATCAAGTAGCCTTTCCATTTGATCTTCTTGTTCCGAAGAAGAAATTTTTCTGCCGCCGGCCACCCATTGAACATAGCCATTATCTTCAGAAGTCCAATACTTGCCAGCCTCTAAAACCCTTTTTTCAATTACATTATCGCCAACAATGCCTTCTGCACATAAAACCCCATCCCCGTCTGTCAGGGTTTGTCCTTCTTTTGTAAAATAAATACATACACCAAAACTTCTTTCTGGGATCCACATTGAATGCTTAGAGGTGATTTCGGTGTTCATTTTAAACAGTATACATCATTTTTATTTATAAAAGAACAAACAATGATACATAAAGCTGCATTTTAAAGAAAATTTGCAACAAAATTATTTAATTGGACAAGATCCAGTTGAGCAATCTTCGGCTTCAATGTTTAAATTGTTTATAGTGTCGTTTAAGGGTATTGTTAAATTAATTTTTGCCATA